GGTTTGTTGTAGATTAATCTACAATTAATTAATAACAAACAAGGAACATTAAGATGAGTCTTAAAGGTAAAGTAAAATGGTTCAATGGAAAAAAGGGTTATGGTTTCATTGAGCGTGAAGATAAAGAAAAAGATGTTTTCGTTCATCATACTGCAGTTAGAGATGCTGGTCTTAAGTTTCTTAACGAAGGTGACGAGCTGACATTTGAAGTTGAGAACGGCGAAAAAGGACCTTCCGCAGTAAATCTGCAAAAAGCTTAATCGTATTTCAATAAATTTCACAAACTTGGGGCAGAAAATATTTGTTATTGTAAAAAATTCTGCCCCAGAGAAACTTGTTGTTAGATTGACTAACAATTAAGTTAAATTAACAAAGAAAGGTAAATAACATGAGTATAAAAGGAAAAGTTAAATGGTTTAACCCAACAAAGGGTTATGGTTTCATTGAACGAGAAGATAAAGAAAAAGATGTTTTCGTTCATTCTTCAGCAGCTCAAGCAGCAAGTCCATCAGCTCAACCAGTTTCAACAATGACTGCTGGAACAGGAACTGCTCAAGCAGGAACTGCTCAAACTGGTGCAGTTGGAACTACATCTCAAATTGGTACAGTAACTGGAGCTTTATCTGGTACTGCTACAGGAGCAGCAGCAGGTCCAACAAGTTCTGCAGTAGCTCAAGCTGCTTCAGGACAATTATCTGCTGGAGCTTTAGCTCAAGTATTAAGTGGAACTGCAGCTACAGTAGCTGGACAAACTGCAACTCTACCTGGAAATATTCAGGCAGCAATTGCAACTAATCCTGCTTCTGTAACTAAAGTAATTGTTGCTCAACCAACTGATGTACAAGCACAAATTGCATCATTACCTACAGATGCTTTAGTATCTACTCAATTAACTTCTTTATTAGCTGGAATAGATACAGGTACAATACCTACATGGGCAAGAGGTGCTGTAGAAAATGTTGAAAAGAATTTAGCTCAAAGAGGTTTAAGCAAATCTACTATTGGTAGAGATGCATTAGTTAATGCAATTATACAATCAGCATTACCTATAGCTCAATCAAATGCAACTGCATTACAACAAAGAGCTTCACAGAATTTAACAAACGAACAACAAGCTTCTGTATTATCAGCACAACAGAGTTTTCAAACTCAGTTAGTTAATGCTGAGAATGATATGAAAGCTCAGATGATGACTGGGCAGTTTGCTCAAGAAATTACTAAGCTTAATGCTATGAGTGAGCAACAAGCTATATTAGCTGGTGCTTCTCATCAACAAGAAGTAAGATTAGCAAACTTAGCTAACATACAACAAGCTGGATTAACAGGTGCTCAGTTAACTCAGCAAATGGCTTTAGCTAATTTAAGTACAAATCAACAAACAGCTTTAGCAAATGCACAAACAACTGCAGGGTTTGATGTTTTAAATTTAAATAATGCACAACAAACTGCAATATCAAATTCTAATTTATTTAGAACTTTTGAAATATCTAATTTAAATAATACTCAACAAGCTACTATGCAGAATGCTGTTCAATTAGCAACTATGGATATGGCTAATTTATCCAATGCTCAACAAAAAGCTGTAGTTAATGCTCAAGCTTTTTTACAAATGGATATGGCTAACTTGTCAAATGCTCAACAATTAGAAGTTGTTAATACACAAAATAGACAACAAGGTATGTTAACTGACCAAGCTGCTACAAATGCTGCTGCTCAGTTTAATGCATCAAGTACAAACCAAATGAATCAGTTTATAAATAATTTATCAGCTACAATTAATTCACAGAATGCTGCAAGAGATGATGCTATGGGTCAGTTTAATGTAACGGAAGCAGATAGAGTTGCAGCTTTAAATCAAAATAATACTTTAGAAGCTGATAGATTAGAGAATACTTTAAATACACAAATTGCACAATTTAATTCTCAACTAGATAATGAACGAAATAAATTTAATACACAGAATGCAAACTTAGTTGAACAAGCAAATGTTCAATGGAGAAGACAACTTAATACTGCAAATACTGCAGGACAAAATGCTGTTAATCAAGCTAATGCTATGAACTCATTTAATATGAGTAATCAGGGTTTATCTTTTTTATGGCAAGAAATGAGAGATGCTGCTAAATGGGAATATGAATCAGCACAAAATTATGAAGAAAGACAAGCTAATATTACAATAGCTGCTTTAGGAAATGAAGCTGCATCTGATGCAGGTAAGGCAGATATTTTAAAAACTTTAGGTGGATTTGCTTTAGATATTTGGAGAGGTAAAGACGCACCATAATGAATAAAAGTCAAGATATACAAGATACAATACGTTTATATAAAAGTCATAATGTTTATGATAATTTATCAAAAGATGATGTAGCTCAACATATTATACCTTCTGTAGCTTTAAATCAATATAAAGTATTTAGATATGATAATACAGGGGTTGCTTATGCATTTACTAACTGGGCATTTTTAAATAATGAAACACAAAATAGATATAAATTAACAGGAGTATTAGATAAGTTTGATTGGGATAGTGGTAAAAATTGTTGGCATATAGATACAGTTAATACTGCTTATAATAAATTAACAGAAATTTATAACTGGACTGCAAGTTATTTTTCAAAACTTTTAACTGATGATGAATATTTTAATTGGTTAAGATTAGATAAAGAAGGACAGAACGTAAAAAGAGTAAATAGAATCAAAGCATCAAATGGAAAAAGGAAATTTTTAAAGGAATAATAATATGGGAAGTGTAGCAAAAGTAGTAAAAAAAGCAGCTAGAGTAATTAAGAAACCTATTAAGAAAATAACTAGAGGTATTGCTAGAGGTATTGCTAAAGTAGGAAAATCAGTAATGAAAGGTGTTGGCAGAATAACTAAAAAATTAGGACCAATAGGTATGATTGGTTTAGCTATTGCTATGCCTTATGCTTTATCAGCATTAGGTGGAGGTGCAACTGGTGGACTGATAGGTAGAACTATGATGGGACCACATGGACAAATGATGAGTACAGGATGGTTAAATTCATCAAATGTATTTTTAAAAAGTATTGGACAAGTTGGTAATGCTATAAGAACAGGTTATACAGCTTCAACTGGTGCTATAAGAACAAGTGTTGGAAATACATGGCAAAGTATTACTAAATCTATTGGAAATGGTTTTCAAAAATTTCAAACAGGTTCAGGAAATATATGGACTAGAATTTCGAATGGTGCAAAAAATTTATTTACTAAAGCAAGAAGTACAATAAAACAATATACACCAAAATTTAGAGCAGGTCAAGCAGGTAAAGTAAATGTATTAGGTGAAACACCTTGGGGTGCAAAATATACTACTATGACAGCCGAACAAGCTGGAAGTTTAATACAAGGTGGTGCTATGGACCCTGCTAATCTTACTGGTCAAGTATTAGGAAGTCCTGAAGGATGGTTTACTAAAGCAGGAAGTTCTGAAGCAGATAAATTAGTAACTCAAACAATTAATAATGCTATGGAATCAAATGTTAATATGTTACAAGGTAATTCACAAAAATATTTTAATGATTTAGTTACTCATCAAAAAGAAATGGGAAGTTATGTAAATAATTCAGAAGCTTTTGATACAGTAGTAAATAATACAGGAACAAATTATAATGGTATAACAGATTTTGATGGTGCTTATAATTCAGATTTAGGTATGACAGGAGATTATAAATTAATAAATCCAAATGAACCTAATTCATATACATTTACTGGTGAAAAAACTTATAATAATCCTGTAGGTAAATCATCAATTAATAAAGCTAAGAAGAGTAAGATTTCAAAAAATTTAAAATATGCTGCAGGTACTTTAAGTAAAAGTTTATTAACTCCAGCAAAAACTGGTCTTCAACATCCTAATGTTATGTATGCTTCTACTGCAGATATGACTCAAGCAACTACTGGTGGATATGGTGGAACTGATATAGAAGGTGCATGGGGTGGAAGTTTATTACATGGTGCATTTGATGATAATCAAAGAGAAAGAATTATGAGTTTTTATAAAAATATGAATATTATAGGAAGTCATTAATAACAATTAATAAAAAGGAAAATACAATGGCAAAGAAACAAGGATACAATGCAAGAAAAGACGAACAACTAGGAATGACTAGAGGCAAACAATCTGGTAAAAAGATGTCTATGGCTGGTCGTAGAAAAGTAGCTAAAGCTACAAGAAAACCTAAAGGTTCATACGGATTCGGCAAAAAATAATGCCTTTTAAGTCCGAGAAGCAACGTAAATTTTTATGGGCTAATGAACCCAAAGTTGCAAAAGATTGGACTCAAAGATATAGTAGCAGAATTAAAAAAGAGAAAGGTGGTTGCATATCAATAATGATAGTAACCCCTAGTAAGAAACCTAAGAAGAAAAAATAATGGCTGAAAGAGTACAACAAAATAAATTTGAAAAAGCAGGTGTTAATCCCTTTAATGCTCCTGTACCTGGTGAATCGCTAACTGCGTCTCCAGCTACACAGCAACCTTGGGAAACTCCTTCAAGATATACAGAGCAAGACAAAGCTATGGAAGCTGTATATATGGAATTAACTTCTCCAGATAATTTAGAGAAATTAGTAGATATAATAAATGAAGGAACTCCTTTAGATGACATAGCTCAAGTTATTTTATATAAAGGTTATTCAGAAGGATTGTTTAGTCCTGATTTAATGTTATTATTAATTGAACCTACTTTATATCTATTAATTGCTATTGCTGATTATGCTGATATAAAAGATTATGTTTTATATGATGGTGAAGATACAGACCCTGAAGCTGAAATTCATGGTGATGATGTTGAACCTGTTGATTTTGATGAAGGTGAGAAAGAAGAAGAAATAAAACCTAAACCTAAAAAAGAAAGTTTGGGTGAAAGTCTTTTAGCAAAAGTAGAATCCGAATTACCTGAAAAGGTTGCAGAAATTAAGGAGAAAGAATAATGGGAATTAATCTTTGGGATATTGGAGCTGTTGCAACAGGAGCTATTGAAAGAGATAGAGAACATACTGCTGAGAATTTAAAAATTCGTGCTGATGAATTAGCAGCGAAAAGAAATGCTCTTATTCAAAGAAAGAATAAAAAGTATGATAAAGAAATTGATTCTTATTATAAAGAAAAAGGTACATTAGATAAAATTAATTCTTTAAATGCTGAAGCTGCAGCTTTTAATACAGCTAATGAAGGTAAACTAGATGCTGCTGGAAAAGCAGTTACTTATGATAAAGATTTATATGCAACAAGATATTTGTTAGCAACTGTTTCTGGATTTAAAGATTTAGATGCGGCTGAAAGAAAAATAATGATTGATGGATTTAGTAAATCTGGTGCTAATTATCAAATGCAAACAAAAGACCCTGATAAATTAGCTGCATTACAAAGTAAAGAAGAAGATATTATTCTTTCTAATTATGCAAACCAATTAAAAAATGCTAAAGATGATAGTTTCTTAATTAATAAAATATTAGGAAAATCAACAACAGCTAGTTCGTCAGCAGATTTAGAAAAAGCAGTTGATGCAGATGTTAAAGCTTCTGAGATTGTTACTAAAATTGATAATGTAGAAAATCCTAATAAAGTAGATGGTACTTCTATCAATTTAACTGCAACTTTAAAGATGACAAAACCTCCTAAAGAATATCAAACTGAATGGGCTAGTAAAAGAGATACAATTGTTTTTGATATAAGTAAAAATAATAATAATACTTTTAAATTTTTATCTAGAACATCAAAATTAGGTGGGACTGATGAATTAAGTTATAAATATAATTCAACTGATAGTAAGATTGAAGGTATGAATGCACCTGCGATAGAAAATTTACTTGCTATGGAATATATGTTTAATAAAATTAAAGATTCTGATGATACTATGACATTACATTATAATACTGTTACTAAGAATAAAGGTGATATAGGTAAGACTTGGAATTCAGATAAAGTTTATGATGATATGGCTGTTCTATTAAAGGATAGAGGAAGTAATATTAATCGTGGAGCTGGTACTCCTTTAGAAAATTTACGACTAACTACATTTGTACCATTATCAATTGCAAGTCAAGATAATGTTTTGATGATGGGTGATGTAAAAATTGATTTAAATTCAACACAAATGAAAAATGTTAGTCATGTTATGGCTGATTTTATTAAAGAAAAAGCATTACTACAAAATAAAGATATAGATGATGTTAATTTACAAAATATAGGAGCAACAATCTATGAAGATTTATATAGAGGTAATGCTCAAACACTCAACGAATTTAAAAATTATTTATATGATAAGGATTCTGACATTAAAAAATTATATGATGAAGGTCCTAAAAAAGATGAAGCAGAAAAGAAAACTACTGATGACACAACTACAACAGAGGGTGTAGATACACCTCCTAAATTTAAAATTAGTACAACTAAAGATGGTAGTGCAGGTGTAGAAATAAATGGTAAAGTTTATAAAATTAAAGATAATCTAGAATATTTAAAATCACTAGATAATGCTGACTTACAAAAAGCAATTTCTGAGGCAACAAAATTTGGTATGAATGTAAATAAAATGGCACCTTTAGTTGGTATTCCAAAGAAAACTAAAAAAATAACCAAGAAAAAAATTCGTTAATGGGCTATGACTTATGGCAGAACAAATCTCAACAATCATAGACGAATCCAAATTAGTTGGTGGAGAAGTCATCAACGAACAAATTCTTGAATCTCAAGAAGAAGAAAAAAATAAAGAAAAAGAAACAGAAGTAATTTCAGAAACATTAATTGATAAATCAAAATTAGTTGGTGGCGAAAAAGTTGAAGAACCTACCCAAATAACTTTCACAACAGACTCTATAATAGACAAATCCAAATTAGTTGGTGGCGAAAATGTCATAACTGGTGAGGAATATACTGAACCTACAAATTTAGAAAGATTAGAATATGGTTGGGATAAAGAAACCATGGTTCTAGGAAATGTATTTAGAATAGGTAAAGCTAAAGTACAAGATTTATTTGATGATGATAAATCTTTTAAAGATTATATTTTAGAAAATGAAAAGAAAAGATTAGAAGCTCTAGATAAAGAACATTGGAAATTTCGTGGTCGTGAAGATGAAGGTGGAATAACAACAGTTGGTTCTATCGCTTCAATGATTTTAGACCCTTATTATTTAGCTGGATATTTAAATCCTGTTAGTTTAAAAGCTATGACAAATCCTGTTAGTGCAGGTACATTAAATGCTTTATTAATATCAGGTGATGTTATCATAGATAATTTAGCAAAAACTGGTGAAGTAGATTGGGGAAGTGTTGCTTTAAGTGGAGCAACTGCTGGAGCAATTGGAGCAGTAATTCCTATTGGTGGAAATATTATTAAAAAATATGCTCCTAAATTTATTGAATCAGAAGTTAAATTAGTTGCTGATTTTATAGATAGAAAACTTGCTAAATCTAATAATATTTCTATATCTCAATTAAAGAAAATTCAAAATGTTTCTAAATCAGCACAAGTAAAAGCTGCTGATAATGAATTAATTAAATGGACTAGAAATTTTGTTCATCCTATTACAGCAGAAACTAAAAAGTTTAGAGCTTTAGAAAAAACATTATTAGAAAAAAGAAATCTATTAATCAAGATTAGAAAATTAAAAGGTAAAAAGAAACCTATACCAGGTAAATTATCTGGTATGTTGACACAAGAATCTCCTGGTAAACAAATCATTAATATTAGACAACAAATTATTGATGCTAAAAAAGCATCTGAAGCTGTTAAAAAGAATTTAATAACAAAACAACAAGGTAAATTAGAGAACTGGGCTGAATTAATTTCTAATAGAAATGTAAAAATTCTAGAACAATTAAGAAAAAATGAAACAACAATTGACTGGGCAGCTAGAAGTTTATTTTCAGTTGCTGTAAGACCATTAGTAGGTGCTGGAATGGGTACTGTTGGTGGTATTTTATTTGGTGATGAAGAAACAGATTTAATGTATTGGGCTACTGCTGGTGCTGTTGCAGGTCAAATGCAAAAAATGATAGCGAGAAGTGCTAAGTTTGGAACTAAATTAGAGAAAGGAAAAATTTTAGGAGTTATTGATAGAGAGTTAACTCAATTAACTTTACAAAAAGTTAGAGATTTAATGTCAGCAACAAGTGCTACCAAATTAGATTCTTATGGTGGTGCAACTAGGGAAATTGGCAAGATGTTATTTAGAGAAGTAGATTCTCCTGTTTCTCAAAAATCTGCAATCGCTATCGCTGACCAAATGCAAAGACATTTCTTTAGAAAAGTTGATAAAATTTTTAAACCTTATAATAATGATGAAATAGCTTGGGCTATATCTATTAATAGAGGTAAACAATTAACAAAAGAAACACCAAAAAGAGTAGAAGAGTTATCTATTCAAGTTAAAAATTATATAGATGAATTTAAAAATTTATCTGAAGGAGCAGGATTCTTTCCTAAAAAAGAAATTGATGATTATTTCCCTAGAGTTTTAGATTGGGATGCAATTAAGAAAGATGAAAAAGCTTTTTTAAAAACAGTTCAAGGAATTTATGAAAGCCTAGGTATGAAAGGTAAAGTAGCTTCTGGACCAAATAAAGGTAGATTAAGGTCTGAAGTTGCAGCCGAAAGTTATTATGCTGGGCACAAAACTTCTGGTGATAGTGTATTTAATGCTCAAGTATTGAAAGAGATGTTTGAAAAATCTACATCAGGTGTTTCAAAATCTGGTAAGAAATTTATTTATGCTCCAGTTAGTGAGCATATTATTCATCAAAGAGCTTTACAAGGTCCTTATAAATTAGTTGAAGAAGTTTTAGAAAAAAAAGGATATTTAGTAAATGATGGTAAAAATATTTTAACTAGAATTGCAAATGATTCAGTTAAATCTATTGCATTTGCTAGACAATTTGGAACTCATGGAGAATTACTACAACCTTTCTTTCAAAGAATTAAAGATAAATATTTAAAATCAGGATTAACAACTGAAAAAGCTTTGACTGCTGCAAATCAAGAAATGAAGTTAGTAGTTAATAGTATTGATGCATACTTTGATAGATATGGTGTTGCCATGACTGGTGCAGCTAAATCGTCAGCAGGAATTATTGCAACTTTAGGTAATGCAAATATGCTAGGTAGAGTTACTATATCATCTTTAGGTGATATAATTCAACCTTTACAAAACTCTAGTAATTGGACAGTTATTCTTAATGGTTTTAGAAGAACTGCTATAAGACAAGCAAAAGAAACTGGACCAGCTAGAGAATTAGGTTTAGATATATCTAATTCAATTCAACAAGGACTTCAAAGGTCGGCTGGTTTTGAAGGTAAAAATCTATTATTAAATAATAGTTGGATGGGTAAAACTCCTACAGAAACAGTTAATAATATAATGTTTAAAGCATTAGGATTACAATGGTTGACTGGTTATGCTAGAAGATTTGCTTATAATGTAGGTGTATCTGATGCTTATTATTTATCTAAAACTTTAAAGAAATTAACTGCTAGAGGATTAGAAAATTCTGGTAAAGCAAAAAGAATTAAATTTTTTTTAAATAATAATTATGAAATAACTACTAGACAAGCTTTACAACTAGGTTCAGCTAAAAATTTTGATGATGCAATACTTAATAAATTAAATAAAAAAGCTATTAATGATGCAGGAGTTAAAGCTGCTAATAGAGATGCATTAATTCCTCAAGCAGATAATAGATTGTTATTTACTCAAAGTAATAATCAATGGGTTAGATTAATGGGTCAGTTTTTATCATGGGCACAAGCAAAATCTGCACAAACAAATAAAATTCTAATGAGAATAGAAAATGGTAGTGCTAAAACATTAATTAAAACTTTAGCAGTATTACCAGTTTATAGTGGAGTTCAATCATTAAGAGAGATAGCAAAATATGGAGAAATTATAACTGATTATGATGCAAATAATAATAGATGGTGGGCAGAAGGTGCAAGACTATCAGGTATGTTTGGTTTTTTACCAGAACTAATTGCTAATAGATTTATTGGACCAGGAGCAAGAGAACCATGGTATTTATTTGCACCTGCTTTTACAATTATAGGAGCACCAGGAAGAGCAGCAAAACAATTTTGGGATGGAGATACTGATAAAGCATTAGTAACTCTTAATGAAAAATTTTTTCCTTTACCTAATTGGAGACGAAGACTTTGGCAATTATTTACGTCTGGACCTCAACCTTTAAAAATAAAAGGAACTACTATGGGTAGTAAATTAGAATGGAATTTAGGTGGTTTAGTTCTTAGAAAAAGATTTAAAAAAGGAGATGCAGTAGAAGCTGCTGCTATGGAAGATATAAATTTAAACAAACAGGAAGATATGAATATAAAAGATTTAGCAAATGTAGCTGCTGCAGCAACAATAGCTACAACAGGAGTGAATGCAGATATAAATAAAGCTGCAGAAAATAATATACTCCCTCCTTCTATAGTAGAAGAACAAATATTACCTGAAGAAAAACCTCTTTATGCTGAAGGAGCTTTTGTAGATTATATAGAACAAGTTGAAAATCCTAATCTTAAATATGGAATGATACATAAATCTGCAGAAGGTGGTAATGATACAATAGCGTTTGGGCATAAACTTACAGATAAAGAAATAAAAGATAATAAAGTTTATGGTTATAATCTTAATGAATTAACAGAGAAAAATGCAAAACATATACTACTATTAGATTTGCAAAAAGCAGATGAACAACTACAAGAAGATTATGGAGAAAAATATAATAAGTTAGATAAGAAAAGAAAACAAATGCTTATTGATTTTCAATATAATATGGGTAGTGGTGGAGTAAAGAAATTTAAAAATTTTAAAGAAGGTCTTTTTTCTAATGATATAAACAAAATGAAAGAAGAATATGAAAGAGGATTTACCAATGAAGAAGGTGAGTTTAAAAAATTAACCAATAGGAATAAAGAATTTTTTAATTACTTTTTCTCTGAAAGAAAAAAATTAAGAGTTGGTGGAGACCCTTCAGTTAGGTATAGTGATATTGCTAAATTAGATTTAGATAAATCAACTGATGAGTCAGCGATAAGTCAGGTTCCTACTGAGATAGATAAAATGATTGACCAAAAAGAAGCTCAAAAAATGATGACGGATGATTCAAGTATGCACGATAAACTTGATAAAGATATTCAAAAATTAAAAGAATTAAAAAATGAACAATTAGTTGCTGTTTAATTGTTGACAAGTAACAGATTTCTTACTATAATATAGTATGAAAGAGTAATGTCCATTGTGGAGTTACTCAATTTAAATCGCTTAATGAAAGGATTAACATGACAACATACGATTTAATAAACTTTGACCCATTTAAGAACTTCTCTATCGGTTTTGATAGAATGTTTGATTCATTGAATGAGGTCTCTAAGATAAATACTTCAAACTTTCCACCATATAACATTAGAAAGATAAAGGATGGGAAGTATCAGGTAGAGATGGCATTAGCTGGGTTCTCTAAATCTGATATCAAGTGTGAGTTGCAAGATGGGATACTTACAGTTGAAGCGAAGAAAGAAAAAGAAAGTGATAACTTGATTCATCAAGGGATTGCTTCAAGAAGTGTTCTAAGGAAGTTTACTCTTTCGGAATATATGATGGTAGAAGATGCTGATTTTAAAGATGGAATGCTTAAAATCAAACTCTATCAAGATTTACCTGAAGAGAAAAAACCGAGAACAATAAAGATTAAATAAATCTTTACTGTCATGGTGGTACCAGTAGGACTCATGCGAGTGAAACTGCTCTGCCACCATTAAAAAATTATGATACCATACAATATATTATTTAAACTTGGTTCTAAAGCTGTCGGTTCTTTTATGAATAGACGGAAAGAAAAATCAGACAGGGCACACGCTATAGCCCTTCAAGAAATGTCTACTGGAAATGAACGAGCTAAAAGAAATGGTTCTTTATTTTTAGATTTAATATTAGGAGCATTTATATTAGCACCATTAGGCATTCTTGCTTATGGTTCTTATTTGGGTGATGCATTAATATTAGAGAGAACTGAATTTTATTTCAACAGACTGAAAGAAATTCCTGAAGTCTACCTTTACTTAGTGTTTATAGTAGTAGGTGGAAACTATGGAATCTCTGTTACAAGTTTAATAAAAAATAGAAAAAAATAGTGATAACAATAGCCTATGCATTATTAATGCTAGTCTTTATAAGTTTAGTTATTGGAATGGCTATTTGGTTTATTAAAGATTATTTTAAAAAATGAAAATATCCGACAAGACTGCTATAAGTATGCCTATGAGAAATCTTATAGGGATTGTAACAGCAGTTTCTGTAGGGGTGTGGGCATTCTTTGGGATTCAAGAGACCCTTAATAAACATAGCACAACTTTAGAGTTAATGTCTAAAGATTTAGAAGCTAATAGTGAATTCAGAATTAAATATCCTAGGGGAGAGTTAGGACAATCTTCAGGAGAAGCAGAACTTTTCATGCTTGTGGAACACATGAGTTCTCTTTTAGAAGATTTAAATAACGAAATTAAAGGCATGAGAAATAATAAAGTGAACATAGATTTTTTAAAAGAACGAGTTAAAAAATTAGGTGATGATGTTGAAAAATTAATTAGAAATGGTAATGGAATAAAACAATGATAGAAACTGTTGTAGCTTTACTACTTATATTAAATGGAAATGTTATTGAACATACCTTTAAAGATAATTTAAGCTCATGCTTAAAGTCCAAGAGGATTGCTCAGAGAGAAGTAAATCCTGAGTCTGTAATTTTTAGCTGTAAAATTGTTGAAGCTAAAACTGAAATATATATGGGTGGAAAAAAGATACTTAAAATAATAAAGACAAAATAAGGAAGGAGAAACAATGGCTAAAAAGAAAAAGAAAAAAGGCAAAAAGAAAAATAAAAAAAATAAAAAGAAAAAGAAATAACTAAATGATGGAGAGCATATTTATAATTATAGTCGTATGTTTTATAATATATGTTGTCCATGATTTAAAAAGAAAATGATTAACGATAAATTAATAACAGTACTACTCGCTATATTATTAGCACTCGGAGGATGGAATCTCCAGCGAACTTTTACTCTGTCGCAAGACATGGTTCTAATTAAAGAAAAGGTTGGAAATATAGAGCATGAATTACAACACTTTAAGAAACTTCAGAAGAAGAAGAATCGAAAGAAGAATAAGGAAAAGACAGGCTAGATGGATGCGTTATTTTACTACGCTTCTGTTCGTCTGTCTATTTTTATTAGGGTGGTGTGCTCAAGCTCAAGGTAAGAATGAATATCTTGGAGACAATTGGCGTAATTGTGATTCAGGAACCTTTGAACCTTATGTAGAAAAGAGTGAACGAGATGTTGATTATTTTGATAATGACAGCTCCCATGATGATGATGAATTAAGATATGGATTTAGATTTAGATTCAAACTTGGAAATACCTGCGATAAAGAATTCAAAAAAAAGCAAGAAGAACGATACGAACTACACCAACAAATAGAACTTCTTAAAATCTGTAGAAAATATAAGACTGCAGAGATGGGTCCTGAGTTAGAACTCGTTGCTAAAAAATGTAGAGATATTAAGTATAAGAAAATAGAAAAGAATAGACCTGACCAAGATAATCTATTTGATGAGATACTAAAGATAGAAAAGAAAAAACAAATGGAATTAAAAGATAGTGGAGAAAAGTAAATTTAATATTTTTGTAATTATTCCAGTAGTTATTTCTCTTGTAGCTGCAACCTTTGGGTCTGTTAAATATATTCTTAATTTAACTGATACTATTAATAAAAATGAAACAGCAGTTCTTATATTAAACAAAGACATTAATCAAATCTTTGATAAGTATGCACAAGACAAAGAAGAATTTACAAGAGAAATGTTTGAGGTTAATGCTAGAGTAACTGAAGGTACTGCTTACTATAGAGCATTAGAAGAAATTTTAAGAAAGACAACTGACTCTGTTAGAGAACAACAATATGATATTAAAGATTTACAACGTGAAGTCTTAGGAGATTAGTGAAAAAGCATTATGCTTTCTTTCTTAAAAAAAGAAGATGGTATAGTAGAACAAAAAAAAGAACAAAATCTGTTGATGAATATGACTGGAACACACCTAGAAAAGAAAAAAAGAAATGATAAAGTACTTGTTGGTAATAAAGATATGCTATGCAGTTGCACAATTCTGTGGACCAGGATTAGAAAGTAATAATCTTTATGATAGTTTTCGTGATTGTGCTTTAGACGGATATACAAAATCACATGAGATTATATTATCTATGCCTCCAACTCAAGTAGAATCAACACAAACAATTATAAAATTTTATTGTATAAAAAAGGAGACTGACCCAGTTCCTTTAAAAGGAACTCCTATTTAGGAGTGGTACACATCTCTTGCTATTTTTTCTAAATAGTCATGTAACTCTGTAAAATTAGTTTTGCATTCTCTTAACATAGCAACTATAACTCCTGCATTTTCTTTTTTAAAATGTAAAGGAATTTTATCTGAGGGATAAGTTTTAAGTTCAGTAATAAACTGACCTTGATTATTAATAATCAATTTGAAGCCCATCAAGTCGGCTTCTTTTCTCTTAACCCTTTTGGATTTATTTAATTTTCGTGGGAGTTGCACTAGCTTTTTTCATTAAGTCAACAAAAAATTCGTCATCACTTTTATCTTTCCTTAATTTAGTTAAAGGTTTATCACCCTTCTTATATACTTCTACACTTCTAACTCTAACAGGATTTGTCATAAAAACAGGTAGTCTTGGATTATCTAAAGTTTTAACCATAAAGAATCCATCATCTGCTATACCAAATGTTTGTATGTTCTGTATATCTAAATCATCCGAACCAACTAAACATAATCTCATATGATAAGTAGTAGGTTTACCTTCAACTGGTTTTCCTTTCATGGAAAAAACTTTATTTTTTTCTTCCACTTATTTATCTCTTATAATACGTTTTCGTAAAGCTCTTATAAGCTCTTCGACTTTATCTATAATAGCAATTAAAGATTTATCTTTTATAAAAGATTGTTCTTCTTTTAACTTATCATATTCTTTTAATGGAATTGAAACATAAGATTCTCTTTGTGTTTCATTCTCATAAGTTAAATTTTCTCTGTCTTCTTGAGACTCATTCATCTACAGCCTCTGTATTATCAACTTCAATTGACTTAACTTTTTCTGCAAAATAATCTTTACTAACAAAACTTGGTTCAGTATTAACCTCACCGATAGCACCACTTTGTCCATCATCATCTATTAAAGTATCTATACTTGTTGTATTTAGTTCATTTAACTTTTCATTATTTCTAGTTATCTTCTTTTTTAGATGGTCTTTTAATTCACCTATTCTTATATATAAAATTTTATCTATAGATGGATTAATTCCATACATAGGTAAATCATTAAGAGCTGAAATAATTCTTCTAAATCCTCTAGCTCTTTTTTCTAATTGAGTTATTTGTGCTTCATTAATCGTCATAATCCCTTTCCAATATCATTTCTAAATAATGCATAGCTTTTTCTATATCCTTCCTCTTTCCTTTTCTTTGATGTCTACAAATATATTTAATAGCATTACCTTCTGCAAACTCTAAATTATTTTCATTAATAAATTCTGCAGGTTGAATCTTCATATGACTATAATGAGACCCATCTACTTGTTTACTTAATGAAGTATAGGTAGTACCTTTAAACATATCTTTACTTGTCATAACTTATTCCTAAATGAAACAAGTGGGAGACATACATATAGTTTATTAACAATTTTCCTTTCATAATTAATTAACACTCCCACTTAATTACATAGCAAGAGGACCTTCTTCAGCCATCCTTGCTCTTCTCTTGTCTCTTTCTGTAGGTTCTAAACTATTATTCAAATCATCTATAGTCCAATGAGGATTCTTTTTTAATTTTTTAACAATCCATTTATAAGACCAAGGTTGTAAACGTAGAGTAGTTCCTTGCCAATAATGAGTTTGATTAGGTAATAATTTAAATACATTCTTAACATTAACTTTCTTTTGTTCTTCAGCATTTAATAAACCTTTAAGCCACTCAACCATAATATGTTTAGCTTTGTTTCTTATCCTACTCATTTGTTTAGTATTCATTTCTAGCTTTTCTTTTTACAATATATGTTAATAATTTATCTGATTTTGAAAATTGCTCTAACCTATTATCAGCAAGATGTTTAAATCCTGGTCGTTTTCTGTTACGACAAAACTTATCTCGTTCATTAGCTTGTCTTTGTCTTCGGTCTAAACCTAAAAAAACTTTATCATTCCACATCCACTTATCCCACAATGTATAATGAACATTATTTGTGTCTAACCATTTTGCAAATCTTTTCATAGTATTTATTTTTAATAAATTAATTTTCATTATTCTGTATCCATCATAGGAGCATTAACAATAGGTTCTAATTCATCCTGTAATTTTTCAGATATTGTTTGAGAACCATTACTACTCATATTATAAAAAGTATATTTAACAGTTAGTTCATCTCCTCCTGCAATATCTTTTATAGTAACTAAATTATATTTAATATAATTATCAGTATGTAATTTTGTTTTAACACAATTAGGGTCATCTGAATGATTTACAAATCCACCTAAAGGTGTACGAATTAATTCATCCTTTATCTTAATATGAGATGTTCCAAGATTTGTACCCTGTTTTAGAAACAATAAAGTAGACAAACCAAATCCCTGTATCTTACTCTTCTCAATTCTAAGTCCTTCAGGTAATGGTTTATACAGCTTTTCTTTTTCCATAAGTTTTTAATTCCTCTGAAAAGTTTGGAGTTATCTCTTCAACATTCGGTTGTCTATTTACTTCAGCTAAATAAACATATCTATTAGAATATTTAAATACTCTTAATCCTTTTCCATCATTAGCATCTTTATAACATTCCCATTTATGTGCACAAAACTGACAACCAATAGGTAAAGATTTATTTCCACCTTTAGTTTCAGATAATTGATAACACCTATCAGGTGGTGAATTTCTTTTTAATGTATCTTGTAAAGTTTTAATTAAAGTTGGAACATTAGGTTTAGCTAACTCATCAGGTTTATAGAAACAAACATCTCCAGTTGATTTATCCATAACCAAGAAGCCACCTTTGTTAGTGCCCATACCTGCTTCATATCCTGATAGCTGGGCATGATAACCAAATGGGTCATCACCAACTAACTCACCTGTTTTAAATTTCTTAAAACTAAATGAGGAAGCTGACTTAACATCACATACTTCACCATCTACTGTCGCATCTATATGTCCTTTAATATTATCTATCTCTACTTTCTTTTGTTGGTCTCCTATTTTATGTCCAGTTAATTCTGCTAGATATAATAATAAATGTTCTAGTATATGTCCATATAAAAATTTAATATTTAAACTAGCATCATAATCTTTAGTTTTCTTTGGACTAAATCTATCATACCATAATTGTCTAGGTGGTTTACCTAGCACAGACATTCTTAACTTCCCATCTTTTTCTCTAATAGGATTGTTCCATGAATTAAAAGCTTCCTTAATATTACTAAGGAACTTATCCATGTTCTCTTCTGTTACGTTAGCAGGTTTACCATTTGATATACCAGCTACTAATTTTTTAATATCAGTTGCTATTGTATCAATGCGTTTCTGCCCAGTTGTTTCCGATTTTATATTTTCCATCTAACGGACACCTTATTTTTAATTCCTTTCCTGCTTCTCTTATTGATTGTACTGCTAAGTTTCCAAACTCTTCGGCTCTACTATCTTCAACCTCATATTGAAACTCATCATGTACATTAACAATAGGATAAGCTTTGATTCGTTTATTTATAACATATTGGTCTAGTAGTGTCAACGCTTTCTTCATAACACACGCACCAGCACCCTGTAATAGGGTGTTTAACGCAGCATGGGGGTGTCTTATGAGGATTTTTCTTTGGTCGAGACCTCTGAGCCATCTTTTTTGAGCCACTCCATCCACTCTTTCTCGTAGTCGTTTAAAACTTGGTGTAGCTCTAAGAAATTTTTCTTTAACTCTTTCTCCATCTCTTTCAGACCTTTTGATGATACTTCCGATTTTTTTTGAACCTGCTCCATAAATGAGTGCGTATATAAATGTCTTCGCCTCATCTCTTGACTCCAAGCCAGTCCTAATCTGATTTGTTGTGTGTATATCTCCATTAATGATTTCATTTGTGTATTCCTTATCGTTCATGTAGTGTGCTAACATCCTCAACTCAAGTCCTGAAGCATCAACACCTACTAATTTATAACCTTTGTTTGTAATCCATAACTCTCTGCATTCTTTTCCGTAGGGTGAATACACAGCAGGAACTTGTGCCATATTGGGCGACTGATGGCTCATCCTTCCAGTAATTGTACCATTGGTAATTACTTTGCCATGTACTCTCCCATCTTCTCTAGTAGCTTCAATCCAAGAACTGACTTGAGCAATTCTTTTCTGAAGAGTGAGAAATTTTTTTATTAATTCAGCTTCAGGAATATTTTTAATTTCTGATAAAACTTTTTCATCAACTATGATATGTCCTTTATCTGTTTTCTTTTTAGGTTTCCATCCTAACATAACTAATCGTTCAGCTATTTGTTGACGTGAACCTAAATTAAATTCTTTAAATTTTACTTTTGTAAATGGTACTCCCTTAACATAACCTCTTGTTTTATTATTAGACTTAGGAATAAATTCTGTTTCTATTTTTAAAGGAGGAAAAGTTTTTCTTACTATTAATTGTAAGCTAGTCATATCCTCCTTGAACTTAGCTTGTAGCATATGTGCACCTACAACATCTATCATAAATCCTTTTTCATGTTGTCGTTGTATAATCTTGGCAACCTTATGTTCTAATTCAATTGACTCTCCAAAGTCTGTCATCTTTTTAGAAAGAAATTTATATAACTTCTCAGTTAAATCAACATCATTTCTACAATACTTTAACATCTCTTCACTAAAATAATCAAAGTTATCAAACTCCATTTTCTTTTTATAAAGTTTTTCACCCCAATTTTTTAATGAATGCCCACCCTCTAACATAGGGTTAAGTAATCTAGATAAAATTAATGTATCAGTTATCTTACAATTTTTAAATATGTTATAACCAAAAGCTTTATTTAAAACTGGTATATCAAATCCAATAATGTTATGTCCAATAACTTCTTTAGTTTGTTTTAAAAATTCTTCAAACCTATGTATTCTATCTTCTTTAAATTGATAATAAGTATCCTTATGTTTACAAACAATACACCAAATTTTATCTGTCGTCATTGTTGTTTCAATATCAAATATTACTTTATCAAAAGTCATCTACCTTTACCTCAGATAATCTTCCAGTATCCATATCATACCTTAAGTCACAACAAGGTCCAGTTAAACCAGCAAATCTGTTCTTTAATACTCTTACCCTTGTGGTACTACGGATTTCAGGGTCATCATTCTGTGCGTCTCTCTCAAGCCCTATAACCATGTCACTTAACTGCCCTATAGAAGCCGAACCTCTTAGTTGAGACAGAGATGTAGCCGCACCCTCTTCATGTCCCTTACCATCAGGTCTCCTTAAATGTGAGACTACTATCATAGCTATACCTGTTTCTTGAACAAGAGTTCTAAGTCTAGTCATGATTTCATCTAATGCTCTACGTTCATCTCCATGACTTTGGTCTGATACTATAATACTAACGTGGTCTATAATAATATACTTACAGTCTAAACCTTTAGCTAAATATCTAACTCTAGAAATTATATTATCAATAGTGTTAGAACCAAAATGGTCAAACATAAATATTCTACCAGTACCTACAGTAGCATCAAAGTAAGTTCTTAATTCTTCTTTCGGAACATGAACATCAGGTAAATGTAATCTTTGATTAGCTTCGATACTCATGATACCTTTAGATGTTATAACAGGGGTCTCTTCTAACATTAACAAACCTATATTATCTTTAGTTTGTTTTATTAGATGATGAATTAATTCTCTCATCACTTGAGTCTTACCTAACCCACTACCTGAAGTGAACGTCACTAATTCAGATGGTCTTAATCCATAAGTAATTTTATTTAATCCTTCAAAAGGATATTGAACAAAGCTTTGTAATGTTGGTTTACTTATCTCATCAAACAAAACATTAGCATTTATAATTCCATCAGGAGCATAGACCTTTGCATTCCAAAATGCTTTTTGATAAAGCTGTAATTTATTTTTAGTTAAACAATCAGACGCATCTTTTAAATCATTAGGAAGATACATTATCTTACATTTCCCAGGGCTAAATAATTCAGCTACCTTTAATGCACCTTCACGACCATGCTCGTCATTGTCAAAATTAACGCAGGCAATCCCC